TTAGTAAGTGCCGGATTTTGAAATGATAAAATTTCACCAACGTTTAAATCAATTCCGGGGTCCAAGGCAATAATTAAAACATTATCCCAGTGAAATTTAGTCGGTGAATTAAGCTCAGGTTCAACATAAACTTTAATACCTAATGGAGCTTTAACATTCGGATATCCTAAAACTACACCTGTTTTAAAATATCTACCAGGAAATGATAACATATTTAACCTTTCAGAAAAAGGTAATGATTGTGAATAATAATTTAATTCTATTGTTCTTGCAACTGCATCTGGGTCAGTGACAATGTTATACGAGTCTTTAAGTTGTGGCGTTCTTTTTTCAACACCCGGTAGTCCAGCATTACCAGCAATAAGATTAGGAATGTAAGTAAAATCATTCGGATTATTTGCATACGTTTGAAATCCTGTAGTATCCATTAAAATTGATACCTGTTCTTCTTGGACTTGTGTAAACTCCGCAATTAAATCGGTATCCGCAGTTACATCACCAGCTTTACAATTACATCTTTCACACCCATCTTCAGTGTATAAAAGAAGAGGAAGTGTAATGTTTTTTAAAGGATTTTCTCTGAATAAACTTCCAAAATCAGACGGTGGTGGACAATCCAAAGATGGTGCTCCAAAAATGTCTTGTATTCCTCTTACTATGTTACAAATTATAAAAATTATCAACTGAGCAACTAAAAGTACTATCCCAATAACCGGTAATATAATTATCCATAGAAAACTTAATACGTGTAATAATGGAACTAACCCAATTAACAAATATTTTATTATTTCTAAAATTAAACTGTTAAAAACATAGTTAAATGTAATATTAACAAAAACATCGTTTATAGGGAATTTGTTTTTTTCACCGTCACAACTTGGGTCTTGAATATTTTTAATTTGGACTGTTTTACCCGGCCTCAATCCTGTTGAGTACCTATCGATAATTTGACTTACAGTATATACTTTATTGAAATGTAATTCCATAAAAGTATCTTCACAACTTAAAGCGTCATTAACATTAGCATAATCATTCCAATCTAAACTAAACGCATATGATGATTCTAACTGAAATCTTTTATAAATTATTTTGTAAAAAATAAATGTTGAAGCAGTTTCTATATCGGGAGATTCCCATGATAAACTAAAGTTTGGAAGTCCTCCTATAAAATTATTACTGAAATTTTGACTTGTATAAGGTGTTCCATCAGGATAAGTTATTCTTAAATTATTAACATTAATAGTTTCATTAAGTCTAAAAACATACGTAGTTGCTTCATTTTCATTTATCAAATTATATATAAATGATTCAGTAACACCTACAGGAATTTCTACAGTAACAACACTGCTAACCAAATCTTGTAAATTTGGGTCGTCTAAAGGGTTTTGAGGATTGTATGTCCAACCATATTCTTTAATGTTCGGAACTAAGAAATATCCTCTTTTAGTGGATTCTGATAATTGTGGAGATTGGTCCCATTTAACTTTAAATCTATATTTTGATTTTGTAGGAATACCGATATTGGGATTATCACTTATTCTTCTATTACCTTCCTCATCAGTATAAACATAATCTAAATTCATAGGTACCTCAGTCACCCAAGTACCATCTTGGTCTATAATTTTACCATCATTCTCTAATGTAAATTGTTCAATAATTGGTAAACCTAAATTATCTAAACGAATTGTTTGTCTCAAAGCTAATATTTGTCCAGGACCGGGAATTAAATCACACATTCTACCAAGACCTCGTTTAACATTACAAGCGTTATCATTTGTATTAGCAACTTTAGTCCCTTCATTTGCCGAAAAAATAGAACCAATAAATACAGCACTTGGTGATATGGTCACATTTTTTTCAGAAGTTAAATCAAAGTCAACTTGTTGTATTGAATAATCACATATTTCAGGTTCACCATAAAATGGTGATACTTGTATAGTTTTTGAAATACTAATGATTTGAGGTAACTCATTATAGTTTTCGGAAAATTTAAATCTTGTTCCATCAACTTGTGATTCAGTTGCAAGACCCATTCTTATAAGGTCTTGAGGTGTCATTGAGAACTCACCAATATCGGAAAGGTCAACTTGCATAAACAACGTCTGTTGACCTGTCGGTACTCCAAGTATCATAAAGTCACCAGAGTCGTTTGTACTCACTGTGAATCGATAATACTTATCATAAACTTCAATTACCGTCTTATTAATAAGAGCATCAATCCTATCAGGAAAAGTTCCAACAGGAACGTGTCCACTATGTGATTGTGTGTAAGGTAATAAATTATATAGATAACCATCCTCATTAATATCGTTAATACTTTGATAAGGATATAAAACTGAAATATCTTGATTTGTAATATCTAATTCATCAATAGGTATGAAAATAGATAATCGAGCATTTGGTAACCCAAAACCATTATTACAAAAAACTCTACCACAAACAACACCATAATTCGCACAAGCTCGAGTATATAAATTATTAGGCGAAATCGTTAAAGACAATAACTCTAAAGTTTCGTAATTTTGTTCTAACTTAACCTGAATGGTCTTGTTTACCCCTAACTCCGTTCTAATTCTGTATGTTGATGACATGTGTGTTTTTAAATAAATATTTTAAACACACTTTTATAAAAATAAAGGATGTTAGCTAAAGTTAACTGTAGTTAAGTTCTTTACTATGATTCGAATATCTTTATTAGGATATCTCACATCATAAATTTGTGTTGGTTCTGCAAATATTGTATCGTCAATAAGTTCAATCTGTCTAGTATCACTATTCGCGTATCTTTGTGAAGTTTGAGATGATGAATATTGTCCACCCACTTTATTGTAAACTTTAATATCTGTTACTGTTATTACCCCAACTTCTTCCTGAACTAATCTTCTTATTTCTGATATGTAGACATTTGAACCCATTTCTCTTGTTGATGGACTCATATAGTTTTGAACCTTTTCAACCAAATTTGTAATAACTGTCCCCTGATTTTGACTAGCATCTAATACTACTGAGACATCAAATGCCAAATCAATTACATTGGCTGAATTTACAAAAATATAATCATTTATCATTCTGTAATTTGACAGGTAATTAGCAATATTACTTTGTAACGTATTTGACACATTACTTGATAAATTACCTTCGGTATCGTAAGATAAAATATTAATTTTGATTTTGTTGTCTTCTTCAGTTATTGCAACTTTTGCCGGTGCTCCAAACATTGATGGCATTTTTCTTAAAATTGCTTCATAGTCATTAATGGTAACCGCTCTGTTTTGTGATGCAAAGTTAAATCCAACTAAATTTCTAATTTCTTCGATTGTTGGAGCATTTGCTCCTCCAACTGCCGCAGTAACATTATTTACCTGAAGAGAATTAATAGTATTTAGATTCTGTTGGGCGTTAGGACCATTAACTGAAAAATTAATTGTTCCAATTTGATTAATAATACCAACACCTAAATTACTTTGTAGTCCTCCACCAACACGATATTGAATAAACAATGTTGTTGTTGGTTTTAAAGTAGACCCTAAAGAAAAATTATTCTGATACTTTGATATATCTAAAGTAATTCCATTTAAAGCGTATTGTCTTAATAATTCATCTGTAGATTGATTACCTCCACCAAAAGTTAATTTAAGATAACCCTGTGGTGTATATTCAGTAATAAATCTTTGATTTGTTTGTAAATATTTTCCAACTTTAATACCAGGATTGTCAGATGTTTTAGTAGTGTCAGGAATAAAAATTCTGTCTTCAGCCAAAGCCTGAACTTCATACCATCTGTCAACAGTTGATAAAAATTCTTGAGCTGATGGAATATTTGTAAAATTGTTTCCATTCTTTAAAAGAACACTTGTAACACCTAAAACATTTTGTTCAGGTAAAAATACTTCTAAAAATGGTCTTGAATCTGTTTGTGATATAACTTTTTTAAATACTCTTGTTACACCATTTACAACAGGTTCTCTTTTTAAAATAGTATAATTTACTAATGTTCCATTTGCATTAAAATTTGGAATCTTTAACCTATTTGGAAAACCTTCTGAATTGTATTCAGAAGCAAAATCAATATCATATAAAGTTTCAAACGTCTGACCGGCACCCAACGCTTGACTACCTCTACGTAAAACACCACAATATTGTAAATTTTCAGAATCACCATCCACAGGAACTGTAATAGAAAAATCACAAAGAGCAATAGAAGGTCTTAATCCCGGTATTTTTAAACCGTATGTTCTTGCTATGTTATAAACAGATATATCTTTTTGAGCATATTGTAGAACAGTTTCCTGTAACGCTCTGTCAATATTAAAATTTAAATTATCTGTAACCGCTGCGTTTAAATCTAAAAACACTGAAAAAATCGAAGCGTCGTTAACATTTTGAATTAAATCAGGATAATAAGTTTGAACATAATTTATTAATTCTAATCTTATTGCTTGGAAATCCCTTGTCGTATATGATATTTGTTGTGCCATTTTATATATTAATAATTATAAAGTCCGAAGTATTAAATACTCCACTAGTAATATTATAATTTATTGTCACCTTTGCAGTGTGTTCGTTTATTGCCAA